GACCTCTATAACCACGGAACATGAGCTAGCTAAGATTATGTCTTGGCAAGAACGAGAGGGTTTCCCTTTTGATATCAATAAGGCTCACAAACTAGAAGGAAAACTAAGACAAGAACTTGAACAGCTCTCAGACGAGATGCGCTCTACATTTCTATTTGTAGATGGAGGTGAGTTCACTCCCAAACGCCCTAACAAAACAAAAGGGTATGTAGCGGGAGCAACTTTTAACCGCCTCAGAAATTTCAATCCAACTAGTAGGCATCATATAGCGTTCGCATTTCAAACCTTTAGAGGTTGGGAACCTATAGAAAGAACAGACACGGGTAAGCCAAAGATTGATGAGAAAGTATTAATGGAAATTGATACTAAGGAATCAAAGAAGTTTGCCCGTATCTTGGAATTACAAAAACACCTAGGACAACTTAGTGAGGGCCAGAATGCATGGCTTAAACGAGTAGAGAAAGATGGTCGTATTCGTCACTCTTGTATATTAAATACCAACACTGGGAGACAGGCACATTTACGTCCAAATTTGTCCCAGTGTCCTCAGAAAAAAGAATATCGAGAGTTGTTTTATCCTGGTACTAATTATGTCCAAGTAGGCGGGGACGCTTCCAGTTTAGAACTGAGATGTTTAGGGCATTACTTAACAAGATACGATGGAGGATCTTTCTCTAAAGAAGTTGTTGAAGGTGATATTCACAGTACTTTAAGTAACATTTATTTCGGTAAAAAAGATCATGAATCGCGTAAGAAATCTAAGTCTTGTACTTATTGTCTTATCTACGGTGGGGGTAATATTAAATTGGGACTCACTAGTGGGGCAAGTAAAGCAGAGGCTGGTAAAAGAGGCGCTGAAATCCGCGACAAAATCCTTACCAATCTCCGAGGATTCAAAGAACTTAATGCAGCAATTCAAGAAAGGGCCAAACACGGGGTTATCACTGCCATCGATGGGAGGCCAATAAGATTATTAGGCAAGAAATACGCTTGCTTAAACTATCTTTTGCAAAGCGCTGGAAGCTGTATTTGTAAGTCTTGGCTTATACGAGCCAATGTATTACTTAAGGAAGCAAATATAGATTATAAACCTTTAGCTTTCATCCACGATGAGATGCAATTAGCGGTGAAGAAAGAGCAAACAGAGGACGCGGAGTTCTTAATAAAAGCAGCAATGAAAGATGTTCAAACAACTTTGCATTTTAGATGCGAACTGGATAGCGAAACTAAAGTCGGATCGAACTGGTCAGAAACACACTAAACAATGTAGGAAGTGTGGAAAAGTAAAAGTAGAAACTGACTTTCCATACTTCTCTACTTCCTCAGCTGGTAGAAAAAATACATGTAAACAATGCTCAAACGAGTTAGCACAAGTAAGAGCAAAACTAAGAAAACAAAATCCACCACCTCCAGCTGGAGAATGTCCCTCTTGTGGAAGACATACAGAATCCTGGGTATTAGATCATTGTCATACCGATGACACATTCAGGGGATATATATGTAATTCATGCAATTTGGGATTTGGCAAATTTAACGATGATCCAGAAATTTTAAAGCGCTCAATCGATTACCTCATCAATTCCACTAGGCCAGATGAAACCACTAAAAATATTAATAGATCTTGATTATTTTCTTTATCGTGCCGCCACTGCGAGCGAGCAAGAGCATGAATACAGCCAAGATTTAACTGTCATTGTTGGAGACTTTTTAGCAGCAAAAAAGATAGTCAAACGAGAGATCTCTCAATTATGTGAAAGATTTGAAACACGAGACATCTTAGTAGCGCTGACTGATCAAACCAACTTTCGCAAAACCATAGATCCCACATACAAGGGGAACAGAACCAAAAGAAAGCCAGCAGGCTATTTAAAACTAAAGAATTGGGCAATGGCTTCATATCCATCGCTCATGAAACCAGGGCTAGAAGCTGATGATGTTTGCTCCATAGTTGCGACTAATGGAACCCTCTCAAACTTTGTCTTAGTTAGTCCTGATAAAGATATGGAACAAGTCCCATGTAGGTTATATAACCTCAAAGAAGAGTGGACTCAAACAAAAGAAGCTGCCTATAAGAAATTATGGGAACAGGTGCTTTCGGGAGATAGTACAGACGGATATAAAGGCGCTATTTCAATCGGACCAAAGAAAGCCCTCAAGATATTAGATGAAGTAAAGGATGAAAACTATTGGCCCGTAGTCGTTAAAACATTCCTCGATGTTGGACAGACAGAAGAGGATGCCTTAAGGAACTTACGGCTAGCAAAGATTCTCCAGGCAGAGGACTGGGACGCAAAGAATCAAAAGCCAATACTGATAACTCCTAAATGAATCTCACCAATACAGAACTAGCGTTTATCAGGAATAACTTATTAGCCATAAGAGCTTATAGAAACACTGAAGTAAACCTAGACGGCAATCCGTGGGAACCCTGGATGGAGGGGTTTCTTAAAAAGATCACCAAAGAACTCAATGGATAAGTATTCACCAAATCACTACCAACAGGGAGCCATAGAAGTATGGGATTACATAGCCGATCAAAACCTAGATTACTTTTTAGGTAACGCTGTTAAATACATCAGTAGAGCGGGATTCAAAAAAGGAGAATCAAGGATAGATGATTTAACAAAAGCCAGAGTTTACATAACTAAGGCTATGGAAATTAGACCTATTGAACCAATTAACTACACCAAAGTTCCAACATTACCATGACCAAAGCTCCTGATTTATTAGGTCAAGCGCTCCAATTCCGAGTAGCTAATGATCAACCAATAGGCCAATTTACTGGACCTAATATGTATCTCCAAAGAAAACTAATTACTGAGGAATATAATGAATTTCTTGATGCACATACTAAGTGCGCTTTATATCCAAATACATCTAGATATAGAGAAGCTCTATTAAAGGAATTAGCTGATTTAGTTTATGTATGTTTTCAATATGCTGTAACAGCTGGGTTTGAATTAGATGAGGCTCTAGACAGAGTACATAATTCTAATATGAGTAAATTAGTCGATGGTAAACCTGTAAAAGATAAAACTGGAAAAGTAATGAAAGGTCCAAATTATAAACCACCTTATTTAGAGGATATTGTTTAGATTATGTCTAATTTAATAGCAAGAACAGGGCGCGTTCAGAGTTGGTTAGACAATCCTGATTCACGCCTTCCCGTGTCATGCACGGTTTTTAATGTTTCCGATAGTATGCAAGGTCGAGAGGGTATTCAGGCTTCGTGGGTTTTCTCTAGTCATGCCCTCAGATATGGGGCTGGGTGTGCAATACATCTATCAGATTTAAGACCTCAAGGAACAGAAACCAAAAAAGGAAAAGATACATTAGTTGCATCTGGACCTGTATCATTTGCAAAAATATATTCTCAATTAAACGAAACATTAAGGCGTGGTGGCACATACCGCAACGGTGCAATTTGTTTACATTTGTCGTTGGGTCATGCTGATATTAATGAATACATTACAGCGCCAAGATCAGATCTTCCTTGGGCTAAAAGATGTGTAGATATCAATCAAGAGTTATGGGATAAAGCCTCAACAGAAACTAAAACTTTATTACTTAGAGGTATCCATAGCGGTGATATTTGGTTAAACAAGATACGCCATGATCGTAGTGGTCAGCAAATCTTTGGGAATGTTTGCCTTGAGATATATATTAAGTCTAGGGGTACATGCCTATTAGAACATGTTCAATTAGGAGCTTGCACATTAGAAGATATTCCTAAAGCTTATGTAGAAGGAATGACTGAATTATGTGAGCTACATAGAACTACAGGAGTAGGAGATTCTGGAGAGTATTTAACACCTGAAGAGGATAGACAAGTAGGTTTAGGGATCTTAGGGTTAGCAAATTGTCTTAGATATCACAAGGTAACTTATAAACAATTTGGTGAAGCATTACGAGACCTAAATAGCGGGATGGTAGTTTCACAGACTACAGCTGGTTTATTAGCACGAGCTTTTGATGTTGGTATTCAAAAGGCTAGCGTAATTGCTAGAACTTATGGTATGCAAAGAGCATTTACAATAGCTCCTACAGCATCATGTAGTTATAACTATAAAGATCTAAAAGGTTATACAACGACCCCTGAAATAGCACCACCAATAGCGAGAACTGTAGATCGCGATAGTGGTACTTTTGGAGTTACATCTTATGATTATGGAGATGTAGAAATAGCCTCAGAAGTTGGCTGGGATAATTATAAATTAGTAGCTGATGAATTAATGCGCCTTTATAACAATAGCGGATTAATGCACGGGTATAGTTTTAACACTTGGTCGGATGTAGTTACATACGATGAGGCATTTATAGAAGACTGGTTAAAGAGTCCACAAACTTCAATGTATTACGCATTGCAAGTTACACCTGAAACACAAAGAAAAGACGATGCCTCAGCCGTATTAGATGAGGATTATAAAGACATCTTCGATTTAGAAGAGCCATCAATATTATGCGCTGGATGCGCTGAATAAATAATGTCAAGCTATTTGAAACTTATAGAAAGAAAAAGAAAATGGACCCCCCAAGCTTGTAATAAAGGTGAGCTTAGAGCTGGAAGTGAGGATAGTATTTTCAGAACGCTTGCTCTCAGGTGTTTAGAGTTACCAGTAAAGGAGTTACTACAGCAGGGTTTAGAAAAAGATCTACCAGATAAACATGGAGTAATGGAGGCTTTAATCTCCAATCAGAAAGATGAAGATAAACATGATCTTGGTTTTCAGTATGTTGTTGATGCTCACGGCACTGTCGATAAGTATGAGAGAGAAGCCCAGAATATACTTAAAGTCTGGATGGAATCTCCAGAGCATCCCATTCTCAAAGCCGCAATACTAGAGAGGAGTGTATTCTTTGTACTCCTACCTTTCTATAGGTTTAATGGAGACATTGGCATGAGAGGGTTGTCGTCGGAAATTAGCCGTGATGAGGTCGTCCACGTCGGGGTCCACGGAATGGTTGCTCATGACCTAGGACTTAAACAACCTGAGCATTTAAACAAGCTTAGAAAAGCTACAGTAGCTTGGGCTATGGATGGTCTAGGGACTAACAACAATAAATATATAGATAAAGATTTCTGGATGAATCAATCCGACTCTCTCTACCACCGAGGAAAAGCAGAGGGTCTAAAAGATACACAAAGAAGTCGAATGCCCTCATTCTTTGAAACCTCAAACGTAAACTTACCCTCATATGGATGAATTAAAATACGAGGATATTTTTGAAAATAATCACTATCAAATTAAAAAGTTGATGGAGGATTTAGACGAGACCTTCCCACCGTTTTACCCATTACCTACCAATAGTATGAATGACATCATGT